AACAAAAAAAGAGAAGATTTATTGGTGATTTTATTGAAAGGTTATTAAATAAATATTCTTTACCATTTAACTGGAGTAAAAATAATATTAGTCCAGCAACTATATTTATGGATAAAATAAACAAATATTTAAATAATATCAAACAAATCACTAAAAACAAATTAGTAAAAAAAGAAGATTTAATATTAAAACAAAAAGACTATGAATTCTTTACAAAAATAAAGAAATTTGATTATTCTGATACTAATTCAGAAGGTGAAGGTGAAATGAAAATTTTTGATTATATTAATAATTTAAATTTAAAATCAAATGAATCAGTAATATTTTATAGTCCAGATGCAGATGTAATATTATTGAGTATGATTTCAAAAAATGCTAATAATATAATAATTTTTAAATATGATCAAAATTCAGAAATTTTATATTCAATAACAATAGACGAATTAAAACAAACAATTTATTCTTATTGTTTAGATAGAATGGAAGGATCAAATACAGATGTTAATATTAAAAAATTAATTAAAGATATTGTATTTGTATTTACTATTTTTGGAAATGACTTTTTACCTAAATTTGAATCAATTCAAACAAACTTTGATTTTTTATTTTTAATTGATATGTATTTACTTAATTTAATTGATAATGGTTACATTTTATCAGATAGTGAAATCATAATAAAATCATTTTTAGGTTATTTTCAATTAATGGCAAAACATGAAAAGAGAATGATTTTTAGAAATGCCTACTTAAATACTTATTTTAATTATAATTATGCAAATCAAAACAATTTTATAATTGATTTATTAAAATTAAAAAAATTAGATAGTAAATCATCAAAAGGTATTCATGGTACAAAATTTAGTGATCCGTTTTATAATCTTACAAATAATATATTATTTTACATTGATCCATTTAAAATTAAAGAATTTATTTCTAAAAATAAAAATCCAAAAAAAAAATATCACGGATGTTTAGAATTTTATTTATTAGAAGAAACTGTTTTAATTGAAATTATTAGACAATCATTACAAAATATTCTTCCAATAAATTCAAATGTATATATTAATGTTATAGGTATTGATGATAATTCACCATATGAAATTTTAAAAGAAATTAAATTTACTTCTAAACAAAAAAAACATATAATTAATATGAAAGATTTATCTCCAAGAGATTCAGAATTATATTTGATAAATAACAAGTTAGATAAATATTATACTTTATTTAATCCAATTAATGAATTTTTTGCTAATATTTTAAAAACTAGAAAAATAAATGATACTTTTTATTATCAAAAATATTTTAATAATGATGATAAAAAAATAGTTGTATCAGCATACATGAAAGGTTTAAATTGGATTCATCAATATTATTACAATCGAAATAGAGGTATAGATGAAACATGGTATTATCCATATTTTAAAGCCCCATTATTTGAAACAATAGTAAATAATTATTCTACAACAATTTTTGAACATACAATTAAAAATAAAAAATTAGATATTGATCCATTATCACAATTATTATATATAACCCCTGTAAGAATGAGTGATTTATCAAAACCTGATTTTTATAAATTATTTACTGAATATAAATCAAATAAATTTGTTAATGAAGAATTTGTAAAAAAAATTAAAAGTTTTATTGAAAGACATCCACAGTTTTTTTATAATTTGGATGAAATTTATAAGTCTGTTAATACAGGAAATTTAAATAAAAATTTATTCGATTGTTCACATTCTAGTTTTGTATCTAAATGTCACTATCAAATATTAAATTATGTTGTTGATATTAATCAATTTGTAACCAAATTAAAACAAATTAATTATTCATAAATTTTAGATAAAATTCATTTAATCTATTGATCTTATTAACTACTTTATATTTAATTAGACCATATTTATTAACTAATGTATCTAATAATTTTTCTGTGTCTGGTTTTCTAATTTTAAGTTCTTCACTACTTACTTTATTATGTGAAGAATTCATAAAATACTTTTTAGCATTTTCATATTCATAATTTTCTGGAATAACATGATTTAATTTTATTTCATCTAATGTATCTTTAATATTTTTATGTTTTGAATATATTTCAAAGATTGAATTATATTTAATATCCGTTAAATTAGGACAATAATCACAGCCAAATAAAATACATAATTCAATAAATTGTTCATATGTAATGGATAAATGATTTAAAACCTTTTCTAATTCTATTTCAATTGGAATTTTTTTACTGGAAGTTAAATTTCTAATTATTCTTGGTGATCCAAATGTTAATATATCCATATCCTCTGTTAATACTGCATATACTAAATTAGATTTACATAAATATGACAATTCAGAATCGGCTTCTTCAGGTGCATCAATATATGGAATTCCCATTAAAGTTAATAAATCTCTACATTGATCCATTTGTTCCTTGGATATCCATACACTTCTTTTTAAATATTTTATTTTATCACTATCGTTTTGTGCATCTGATAGTTTTTCTAAAGCTTTTTTTCTAATTTGTTTTCTAGTATCTAATATCTTCTGTTTTAGTTGAGGTGGTTTACCATCAAAAACAAAAACTGGAATGATACCCTTTTCTAAAAATGATAAGGTTTTATTAAATAGTCCTAAAATATGTGATGTTATTTCACCTTTATTATTAGTTAAATCAGAACCAGAATTTCTAATTGCAATAACAACTTGATACATTAATATACTAATATCAATTGCTATTTTTTTGCCATAATATTCGTTTGTTTCTTTTTCTTTAATTAATTCAGGATATTCAGAAAGAAATTTCAATAAATTTTTTATGCCCATATTGGTCTTATATTATAATAAAATTGACTCTTTAATAATTAACATATCAATTTTTATTTTAAAGATTAAAAAATATTTTAACTTTAAAAAATATTTTTCCAACTATTATATAATGGAATTTAAAATTATTTATCCTCTCGAGTCCTTAATTTATGGTGATTCTTTTAAAGATGCGGTTAAAAATTTTATTAAAATTAATCATAATTTACAAATAAATAATATGATAATAAGTGATCAAACTAGAAACATGCAAGCTAATATTAAATATTATCAACACGATGGACGTAATAAAGTTGGTATCAATATGTATCCTGTTGGAATAGATCAACCTATACCTATTATAACAAATAATGATACTTATATTCCTCCTAGATATGTTAGTCCTTTTGTAAATTCTATTTTTCCAATGAGTCCTCTTTCACCAGTTCCAATGATGCCATTTATACCAACTGTAATTAACATTCCTAATGTTTAATTGGTTTTAATTTATTAATAGCTTTTTCTAAATCTTTAACATTTGGAACAAGTTTAATTTGCGGTGGCATACTTTTGACTTCTTCTATCTTTATTACTGGTTTAATTAATATTTCTTGAGTATTAATTATTTCTTTTCTTTTTTCAGTATCTATAAAATTAATATCTAATTGTTCAGGTGGTGCCAAATATTTTATTTGATATAATTGCGAAGATAATCCAATTTTATTATTTTTATTCCAAATATTACTTATTTTAATTACTAAATCAATTTGTCCATTTATTTGGAAATCATTTAAACTTATATTTTTATTTTCTATATCTGATGAAATTTTAAAATTATCAAATATTGATGTTTTAATAAAATTTAATGAATTTTTTTTATTAAGAATACTTATCCATTCTTTATTTCTGTTGGAAAAACATGATTCAATATCTAATTCTAATTGTTGTATAAAATTTACAAATTTATTTGTTTGTTCCCAATTAGGATAAATAGGAATATTTAATTGATTGTATTTAGAATTTGACATATTATAAATTAATCTTAATCTTGGTAATTTAATATAAATTTCTTTTGGTTCTTCATTTTCTGGTTGATAATATATATAATATTTTGAATTATTATTATCTAATTTAATTTTTTTTCCAATTATTAAATTATCAAAATTAAAATTTACTTTTGATGATCCAAAATCTAATAAATAGTAACTCATTATTAATTATAAATAATATTTCTTTATAAAATTATATCTAATGCGTAATAAATTTTAAACCATTTAATTAAAAAAATCTATTAATAAGTAATATAAATGTCTAAGTTGAGTCAAACAATTTCATTTGGTTCTCTTACACCTATAAGTTATTCTCTGAATGGAACATTAAGTTTAACAGGAACTGCATCCAGTAATTTAACTGTAAGTTATGCATCTAGTGATAATAATATTGCAACTATTATTGGAAATACATTAACTATTGTTAAAGCTGGTACTATTAATATTACTGCTTCTCAAGCAGGCGATGCTACTTATGATCCTGCTACTAATGTTGTTCAAGAATTAGTTATTAATAAAGCTAATCAAACAATTACATTTAATGCACCATCTAATTTAACTTATTCTAATGGTGGTACTTCTGCATTAGGTGCAACTTCAACAAG